AATGCACGTTCATACACATTCCAGGTGTTCTATCTTCCGTCACTGAATACTTAACGGTAATCCGTATCCCATAAGAAACAGGTATTCTTACAGTTAAGAAGGCGAGATAGATGTCATTCAAGCAGGCAGTTAAAAACGTTATGAAAGGCGGCAAATACGACAAGAAAGCCGCCTCTGCGATCGTAGCCGAAGCCTCGCGCAATGCCAGCGCTTCGGCTAAACGGAAGAACCCAAAGCTCAAAAGGGTGAAATAAGATGGCTAACGGTTACCTCATAGAGATAAACCCCAATGACACGCTTGAGGACGTTATCAGGAAATGCAACCATAATTTCAAGATAACGAATTCAAGCCAGACCAGGCAGATGAAAAGCTCTGTCAGGCAGGAGCACAATGCCACAAGCGAACAGATCAACGGACTTGGTGAGGCATTGGCAGACGAGGTGGCCGAACGTCAGGAAGCTGATGAGGAACTGGAAGAGCTAATAGAAAGCGTTGACGCTCTTCCTCCGGGCGGCACGGCTGGCCAAGCGCTCCTGAAGAACAGCTCCATTGACGGCGATGCCTCATGGGGCAACATACCGGCAGGCCCGCAGGGTCCCCAAGGCCCCGCCGGTCCCCAAGGTCCCAAGGGAGACAAGGGTGATACTGGTGATTCTGGCGTCACTGGTGTCAAGGGTAACGCCGAGTCCTCGTATAGATCAGGTAATGTGAATCTGACACCTGCAAATATCGGAGCAGTGAATAAAGCAGGCGACACGATGACCGGTGTCTTGAAGATACAGGGCGGCATGTCTGTTCATGATGCAAGTGCCAGCGGTGGGTCGGCAGGCTATATACGTGTCATGACAATCAAGATCAACACCACTTACACAAATCAACCTCTCGTTTTCTCGTTTAAGCGACGTAGCGATGGGTTCATGACAACTATTGCAATAGGGTTTGTGAATGGAAATACAACCGATCCAGCGCTTAACTACATCAGGGCGTTTGGATATACCAATGCTGTATGGATTAGAAAATCAACGACTTCAACATGGCAAATCTTCATTCAGAAATCCGAGAGTTATGACAATATTGGGATTACCGAGCTGTTCAGGACGAGTTATGATACGGGTATATCAATCACACTTGAAAATGTTTTTAGCTCGTCTGTGTCTGGAACTCAGGCATCGTGGTATGTGCCAGGAGGAATAGCATCATCTGGTCACACCCATTCATATGTTCCGATACGGGCTGTTTTATATAACAACACTTCCGGCAACAACGGCGGCATCACCCTATCTGCGTCCGCGGCGAACTACAATCATATGCGAATCTATTTCAGGAGCAACGACGGAACTGAATTCGTCTCGTCTGTCGATGTGCATTCGCCGAACGGTAAGAGGCCGAACCTCGTGGTCGTCTACGATAACGGTTCCAACCTGATGTACTTCAAGGCGAAGACGGTCTATATAAACGGGAAGAGCATCGCCAACAACGGAACCGGATACGGCGAGGCATGGGTTGGCAATAGCTACGGTAGAGCCGGTCAGAACAACGTGTACATAACCCGCGTCGAGGCATGGAACGAGTAAGGAGCGAACATGGGACTCAAGAAGCACATCACCCTACCGAACGGGATACAGCTCAACTATCACAGGGTTGTCAGCTTACATATCCAGACGAACAATCAGAACGTGATAGAGGTCGCGGGCTACACGAGCCAGTCGAAGCGGCGCGAGGAAATCGAGTGCATCGAGGCTCTCGCAAACGGTGACAATGAGGCGTCGTGCGACGTGTTCATAGAAACAGCCGCGTACATCGCGCCATACGAGCAGGACATGACGATCGAGTCCGCATACGAGTACCTCAAATCGCTGCCCGAGTTCGAGGGTGCGGAAGACGTGATGGAGACAGACTGACCGTAACCAATTCTTGTAAACTAAATCAATGAAAATGCCCCAGGGTGACTCATCATCCTGGGGCTTACTCATGTCGCCAAAGCTTCATAAGGCGTTCGTTTCGGAACCCGCGTGCTTTACCAGATGACCCGGACGGTGGCGGGCACTCACCATTGTGCGGGGAACACGGGCCTATTCTACACTAAGATCGTATAGATCGCCAGGCTTCTTCTTCCTGAGCTTGCTGAACTTGCTCGGCCTCATACCTGGTGGCATATCATCCCACGTGGTTTCCTCGTCATCATCAAGCTCCCATGATCCATAATAAGCTGGCATCTTTGGTGGCCTGCCAGTAGTGGTCTGCAGGTATTCGACCTGCGTTAGAAAATCGCAGGCATAGCCATATGCATCCATGAGGTGCGAATACCTGTCGTGCTTCGGCTTCGCAGCCCAATCGTCGATACCGGTTAGCTCCTTGTACTCCCAGCTTTCGAAGCACTCCATAAGCCAATCGCATCTATCCGAATTGATAATCGCGTTGCCGAGCATCGACCTGCCGCGATTGATGCGATCTTGCACATAGGTCCTGTCGAGCTTGTACCATGCGATATTGGGGAACATACGACGGCATTCTTCCAGAGGCGAAGTAGAGGAGCCGGATCGATCGGAGTCCCATGGCAGGCAAGCCGCTCTGATGAGGTGGAAATATGGCCTGCTAGCTAGTTCCTGAACGCACTCGACGACGGCCTTGCGATTGTTCTCATACCAATCGAAGATGAACATGTGGCCGTTGTAGTATTGGAAGACAACGCAGCTCGTCCAGTCGGTTTCCTTATCCTTAGACGAGATGTCCCATGCTATATAGACTGGCCTGGAAGTATCGAGATTATACGGTGTATATCTCTTTTCCGTTCTGACCAATTCGATACCGGGGAACACAAGCCCTGCATTGACGGCAAGGAACTCACACATGTATTCCTGCCTAAACAGAAGATCGTTTCCCATAGAGCGAATATAGCGCTGCCTGATTTCCTCAAGCATCTCATCGGTGAACAATCTTGTTCCATCGGATCTAACGGATTTGTTGGCTGGCATCCAGTCTACGAACACATCACCATGCTGACCGGGCCAGCCTTCTGGATCAGCTGTGCCAGTGTATGCCGTGAGGAAATCGGCTGCTATGTTGTTGATACCGCGTGGGGTGAAGTTAGCCGTTACTAAAAAATTCTTGCCGTCGGCCTTCTTCATATCCCAGATAGGCATGATGAGATCAAACGCACCACGCTTGTAAAGCGACAGTTCCGATATCATGAAGTTATCATAGGATGAACCGATTAGGCTTTCGCTTTCTTTGAAGCCGATGTATTGAATCAACGCCGGTGCTAGATCGGATGGATTGTTTAGAAATTTAACCTGCTGCTTGGTTTCAGACACATCTATCTCGTCAGCCGGATAGCTGTCGAAATGTCTCCTGCCATCGATATATTTGTCCCAGATGTTACGCCGTATCCATTTGTTGTCCAAGCCTATATAAGCAGACTGTGTGCCAGGGTGGGTGTAGCTGTTGAACAATCCATACTGAATATCATTTGAATCCTTACCCGCCTGTCTGTGCCAGATGTCCAGCTCATAATGATATTTCCCAGACAGACGGCGAGCCCAGGTCGCGCGTTGATACGGCCTGGGCTCATAGTACAGAGGTACTTCTACCGTCATTGAACTAGCCTTCCAGTTCTTCCAATGCTTTCTTGGTAGCTTCGATCTCCTCTTCGACACGATTGATAAACGACACCATGTCCTCAGCGGAGCCGCCCACATTACGGCATAGATCGATGCGCATCATCTCGAACGCGAGATCACCATAGGTATGACCGTTGACGTTGAAGTCCTTATCATAGAACCCATCGCAAAGCTTATCCATCTCAGCAGGATCAAGCTTTTTCGCTTTGTTGTACATCTTGTTCGTCTCTGTAGCCATCTCGAATGCAAGATCGTTTGCCTCATCGATGCTGACATTATCGCTTCCGCATGTGAAACGCAATGTACGCAAAGCCTCTGCTGTTCCGGTAGCCGTGAGATATTTATCAGCGGTTATCTTCAGCATCTCGACAAGCTGGTCTTTGGCCGCCTTGCATTTCTTGTCACGATCCTCGATCATCTTTTCTAGCTTTTCCTCAAGCTCTTTCTTGGTGATCTTTTCCTCGACGGTAAGCTTCGGTTTCTTCTCTGCCATCATAGTCTCCTTACTTCTTAAGTTTCGACAACTGCTCATCTTGCAGCCTTTCCATTGCCTCTGCCAGACTTTTCGGCGCGGCACCGCCACCGGACGGCACGGCGCCCGAACTTGTTTTCATATCGAGTGCTGGTCCCTTCGGCTTGTCATCGATCGTCTTGCTTTCGGTTTTGCGCTGCTTTGCATAACTTCGAATCATTTCGACTTGTCGCTCAACCAATGCGAGAGCCTTATCGAGATCGCAGGAATAACCAAATACCTTTCCAGATCCGTCTTTCAGCTCATAATCTTCCAGGACATTATCGAGCATGCCTTTCCTAATAGGATCAAGAGCTTCGTACTTGGGAGCAAATTCGAGAACGGCAAGCCGGGGAGCGTTCTGATCGGTGAGATAGCGCTCATATTTACCGCAGGCATCATTGAACACACGTGCCAGTTCCGCGTTATAATCGTCAACCCATTCCTGAGCTTGACGACGTGGGTTGTCTCCTGTGAACTCCCTACCGGTATCCGGATTATAGAAGCGAGGTACACCGTCCTCATCACGCTTGCAGATATCAGGATCATTGATGGTGGCTCCGAGCGTACCATTATGCTTGCGAACCTCGTCGCGCTTCATGAACTCTTTCGCTATTTCATCAATTGCCTGATTGCGGATTCGTTCTGAGGACTCTGTTTTGTATTGCCTGATCTGCTCTTCAGTGATTCCCTTGCGATCTGCGAAAGCGTTTCCGCCCTCTTCTCGATCATCTCCAGCATCAAGATCCAATCCTCCAGCGTCGTTCTCATTTGAATCACTGTTTCCGTTTTCATCTGGATTGGAAACTTCTTGCCCGTCAGATTCCTTGGAATCGGAACTACTGTTTCCGGTATCTCCGGTATCACTGGAATCTGCTTCAGAACTTTCCTCGCTCTTCGGTTCCAATGCCGCAAATGCAGCTTCCCAAGGGTCAACCTCAGAAGCGCTTTCCTGATTTTCAATCTGTTCAGTATTGTTCGGATCCATCCTTGTCCTCCTCCATCATCATCATGTTCAGGTTTATTATCATCTGATCTATCCATCTCTGCCTCAGCTTGTGATAAGCCAGGTCCCTTCTGCTCGATATCGTCGTCTGACCAGACGGGGTGTACATAGACCTCAGAGTTTCCTCCAGGTCTTCCTCCCTTTGAGTCGATAGAAGCTTCTTCCTGGCTCTTGTGAGATGCTTGTTCATCTCTCTTATGATCCATTTGAATTCCTCCAACTTAGCCATGTCGCTTATATCATCCGTAAACTCAAGGATTTTATATACATTGCACAACGTTTCCCAAGACGCGACTATATCGAGAGATCTGGTTTCGTTTGTGATCCACTCTATAAAGCTATTAGATAAGGCCACCAAAACCACCAAGCCCAGCTTTTGCAGCCATGGCCTCTTCGCGAATATGCTTCTTCAAGAGGGCATGGGTCTGCGGGATAGATGCCGCAAGAGTCACACCGTCGATATAATCCATCATAGGCTTGCCAGAGAACTCGGACTCAAGCTCGGGAAACACCTGTCGAACAAGGGTTTTCAAACCATATAGCTGGATAATAGTGTCACCGACTTGGACGAGACTCGTTGGGAATGACCAGATATAGCCTCGCTTGTTATCGTTTCCACGGACGACCGGGCAAAGCTCGACGCCGAGTTGCCACGAGATCTCCGTTCCGATTTTTGGGAACGTGGTTTTCGCCATGACTTGCTTGGTCTTGTCGACACGCAGTACCTCGTAATCTCCAACCATGCGCTCGACATCTTCAGACGCGCCATAAATAGCCTCGCCTGCGTTATAGTCACGCACTACCATCTCCGGGCCAAGAGGCTCGTCGAATGCCAGATTTCGCTTGGCATCGGGAGTCATCAATGGCGTGATAAGGATTCGCTTGCCATACAGCGGATGCGATTTGTTCAGCTTCCAGGACCATGGAGCATTGTGTTTCTTAGGCTCCTGCTTTTGTTTCTTCTTGGGTGGTTGCCATTCCTCACCATGCCCTTCGATGTACGCCGTGATGCGAGAGCATCTATGCTGATAGGTGAGGCCATCCGGTTCAAGACCGTATTCTTTTTCGAGCCTCTCAAGTTCGTCTTTCTTGATTGCTGCCATTTAGTTCTCTCCTTTACAATAGTAAACAAGTAGTAGACAAGTAATTATTATACAGTAAAAAAAGAACAGGCGGAGCAATAGCCCCACCTGTTCCACGATTTATTTGATTTCTCCCTTTCTGATCTTCTCCATTAGCTTTTGCACTCTTGGATGGTCTTCGGGACAATTACGGTAATCTACGTCTATTACTTTACCTGATGGGATAAGAAGGCAATCATACTCCTTGCCACCTATATTTACCTTCAGTTCCTTTGTGGCAAGGATCTCCTTTCCCATTATGGATCACCTGCTAACGCTCTTAGTCGGATTCATGGATTCCTTTTCCATGATCGAATTGATTATGCTCTGCTCTGTAATATCCAAGCTTTCCACTGAAACGCTTGTTGTTGCATGAGCATCGTTTATGAATTTCCTCATATTCTTCTCGATATCAAGACAAATTTGAATCTCGTCTGTAAGATTGCCACGCCCATACCAGACGACGAACATCTGATTTCTTGTCATAGATGGATTAAAGAAAATCAAATAAGCGTCTTCTATACTCGGACACACCGCCATGGCAGCAGCTATTTGCCATCGCTCTTCGAGCTTTTCCTTGGCTGTATGCCCGCATATGAAATGACGTTCAGCACTATATGATTTCACCTCGCCAAGCACCTTTGGTTCAGCACCGTATACAGTATTAGAACTTACAGTATTAGAACGGGTCGGTATTTGGATATCAAGAGCATCAGGACTGAACCCTAATCCTAGATCCAACAGGAGATGATCCTTTCTCACTACCACCATATCATCCCAATGATTCAGCAATTGTTTCTTCGCATACCGTTCGTTGAACATATCTATGGCATATGGTTCCAGTATATGACCTCGTGCCATAGCACCCGTACTGATGCAGTCATCTTCAGTCAGTAAGACTTTCTTGCGGGCAAGAACCTTGTAATAGCTCTCATCGTTTACAGTTCTCGCCCTGCCAGTCTTCGTTACAGGCAGCAGTTCCTTTATATCCGTAGCAGTAAGGCACGCCTGCCTAGCTTTAAGCCATCCGAGATCGCATTTATGATTCCATTTAACCATAAAGGTTACCTCCATTTCTTTCTTCTTATACAGTCTATAATCAGGTAGACAGACAATGCCACGCCTGCTTCAGACAGCAGAACCAGTAAACCTGCTGCCACACCTCTTATCAATGCCATTGCAAACACCTCTTAAAAAGTAAAGAGGGCTGGAATAACCAGCCCTCAATTACCTTATCGAATAACCTTTCCGTTAGCCATCAGTTTTCATCTCCTTAAACAAGTCATCAATATCATCAGTCCAATCAAGAGCATTAGCAATCTTTTGCTTCTGAACCGGATAAGGCACAAGTCGACCATGCTCAATCTGGGAAATACTCGACACATGCATCTCTGCTTTACGTGCCAGAGCACTCATCGACATGCCTTTTTCATTTCTGATAGCAGTCATTTTCAACATGGTTTTTCCTTTCTCTCGATGTTGATATTAACCAACACCCATAGATTAGATGGGAAGCTCATCATCGTAAGGCTGAACGTTCACAGCTCCAACAGCTTGCATAGCCTGCGCAACAGCAGGATCCATACCTGCTGGCATCTGTGCAGTATTAACTGACGCTGGCTGAGGTTGATATACTGGTTGCATTGGTTGCACCTGTTGCACCGGTTGCATCGGCTGCATCTGCTGCACTGGTTGCATTGGCTGCATCTGCTGCATCGGCTGCATCGGCTGCATCGGCTGAGCCATAGGCTGCTGATATTGAGCATTCGGTACCTGGATCTGTGCTGGTTGTGCTGGTACTGGTTGACCACCAGACACAGCATCATTAGCAAACAGCTCGGGTACCTTGAACTCCTCTGGCAACGGAGCAGACAATTCATACGGAGTAGGATTGTCGATCTCCTCTACCACGAAGAGCCTCGGATTACCTTGTCCCCATGCCTGACCGGTCGAAGGATGAGCAGCCCATGTAGCAAGATGAACCGTCTTGCCGATAAGTTCGAGCATATTGCCGTTCGTCAAATTGAACAGCTGCATATGCAAGCTGGGCTTCTCGCCCGAACGCTGCTTCTTTCCAGCCTTTGCAAATGTCACGCTCTTAAGCGTGCCGTCCTGTTGTGCCACACCCATGCGGATGTTCATGACTGGATTACCATCGGGCCAGAACTTAGGACGACCAGGCTGACCGTTCATACTGAAGTCACGAGCCTGCACTTCCTGCAATGAGACAACCGTTCCAATAAGTTCGGGAGAGTAATCCTCTCGATCCTGCTTCGAATAGTTCCAGTTGTAGTTTGTGGTTCCAGTGGGATTCAGAGACATAATTGTTCCTTTCGTCTTTTCTGATATGACATCATATTCTGCCATATGTCTTCATCAAGTTTCGCCATCGACAGCCCATTCGGTTTCTTGTTCTTAAGATATACTGCTGCATTGACGGCGTTTCCCATGAGATCGAGTTTACCCCATGGAAAATGTCTTACCGGTATGAGTCGGTCCGTTTCGAAATACAGATGGAAACTGCCCGGCTTCGCAGGATCTTCCATAGTGAATGTCATGTTCCTGAATTGATTGCCAAACTCTATGACTTCAAAATCCTCCTCGCCATGACCTCGCCCATCTATATCGAACACGATGAACTGCTGATACAGCATGTTCTGACCGATCCATCCGCAGGGACTCAGAGCTTTCGCATCGCACGCCAGATACAATTCTGGAGAGAAGTCCCTGCTCCATCCCCATTTCTGCATGGGCTTGTTGTCTGCCGTGCATGGAAAGAACCTACGCTCGGTTCCATGCCAGCCCTTTGGAAACATTGGGAAGTCGCTCAGCTTCATATCATTGAACGATATCGTGTTCTCGATTCTGACATTCTTAGAACCGGAAGATAATACGATCCCCATACCTCGTTTGAATGCTCCGTCTTTCCAGGACTGTATATCTTTCTTCCTAACCGGTATTCCATTTGAGTTGCATTTAGCCAGGCAATCTTCAATCGGCACACCATAGTAACCACACCAATACATGTTGAAATAAGGTGAACCGCCATTGAAGCTATCGTTCAACACCTTCTGCCTGAGCTCCTCAGCTTTCTTACTTTCCCCTGGATTCAAGCCCATAGCTTCCATTCCTCCTTTCTACATATACGTTTCGCAGAATTCATCTAGGTACATATGCTTACGCACTACCGACCTATCGGTTTCATATTGAAGGTACACATCTGCATCTTTCAGTTTCCGTCGGTAGCGAACGACGCATAGCACACACCGTTGTCCAGAGTTCTCGCCTTCAACTCTTGCCTGCCTCAGCCATTCCTCCAGTTGCGCTCTATTTGGATTAGCCGTTTGCTTACCGGCTTTGACTTCTATGGTAATCGGAGAGCAGAGTCCGGGGGCATCGAACAGCTCGATGTCCCCTTCGTCTTTATTGCCTTTGAGCGTCTTGCGTCTGGCTTTGAAACCATAGCTTTCGAGGAACTTCACGACAGACGTCTCGGCACGTGTACCTTTCTTCTTGTTCCTGTTAGCCATGGTTTCTACTCGAACAGCTTCTTGATGAAGTGATCGAGGAACTCGCGATCCCATTCAAGCGGATTGCCGAGAACCGGCAGATCGAACTTATGCTGCGTGTCCTGTTTGCAATCGATGATGAAATCCTCTTGAATGAACTGGACAACCGGATGAATAGACTCAAGGTATTCGTTAGCTTCTTCAGCCTTACGCATACCATCGAGTTCATCCATCAGTTCGATAGACTCTTCGATCTTCTTATCGAGCTTCGGTGTGGACGGAGTGATAATAGGTCGAGAGAATTCCGAAACCCTGCTGAACTCCTCGACATCATCAGGTTCGACCTTGTTGTGCATCTCGTGGTATTTCCGCTGGGTATCGGTTTCCATCTTGTTTGCGAGATCCACGATCTCATTGTCGATGCCTACGATCTTATCTCCCTTGAAGATATATCCGTTCTTGTATTTCAGGTTCTCTTTCTTATACGTCTTCATAGCTTTGTCCTTTCGTTTCGAAGACTGACAATTTGCAATAAGGCATTCGCCTTTATTACCTAGATACAATATCGGAGAGCATCGCCTTCATCTCCGACAGGTCCCCACGTGTATAGATAATCGCACACTCTTTTGACATGTTCCATGAAAGATTCGATATCGCTGGAATAAAACCTATCCTTTTCCCTCTCGAAGAAGTTCTCGAACCATTCTTCCGGATCATATCCGAGGACATGCA